TTAATTATGGCAGAGCCAAACAGTAATGATTGGGAAGAGTTAAAAGAGGTATTAAAACTAAAAATGGTAAGACGTGGAGGATATAAAGAGGGAAGTAGTTTTGATGCAGTAAGTTTAGAGAGAGTATTAACGTGGGAAGACTTAAAAAAAAGATATGTTAATAGCAGTACCAAGTAAGAATAGAGCTGGGAGAACTACAACAAATAAAATACTCCCAAACATTGCTACATTCTTTGTGCCTCAAAGCGAAGTGCATCAATATCATTACATCAAAAATGTAGTAGGAGTACCAAATGAAATACAAGGAATAACAAATACAAGGAATTGGATTCTAAAAAATACAAATGAAAAATGGGTAGTGTTTTTGGATGACGATGCAAAGAATGTAGGATATACAGAATTAGGTAGAACACAAGCAAAAAAGATAGAAATAAAAGAGGAGGGATTTTGGGCAGAGGAATTTTTAAAAGCATTTGATTTAACAGAGCAATTAGGTTTTAAAATGTGGGGAGTTAAAACAGAAGCAGCACCTAGATCAGTATATCCATATAAACCAATTCTAACAAAGACATATTTAACTGCTAGTTGTATGGGTATGATAAACGATGGGGAGTTTTATTTTGATGAGAATTTTAAAGTAAAAGAAGACTACGAAATCTGCTTGAGACATATCGTTAAGTACGGAGGGATTCTAGGAATAAGATATTTACATTGGGAAAATGAACATTGGGTTACTGAGGGAGGATGCAAAGATTATAGAACAATAGAGATAGAGAAAAAAGCAATTAATGATTTGGTTAAAATGTACCCCGGAATGATTAGGAGTGCAAAAAGAAAGGCAAACACATTTACAATTCAATTAAACTTATAATATGAAACCAAAAGAGCAACACGAGGCAAATATACTTGATGTAATAGTAAAGAACAAAGTAATGAAAATAAGCCATATTTTTCAACACTATACTGATTTACAAAGAGCACAATTCTATAACCTTGAGTTAGACAAATCGGACATTATTAAAGAAGCGATAGCAAAGAACAAAAGCAAGGCAGTATCTTATATGCTTAACAAATGGGTGGGAAGTGATAATGCTACTTTACAAATATCAGCGTTTAAAGTTTTATGCGAAGACGAGGACAGAAAAAAACTATCGATGCAATTTGTAGAGTCAGAAAACAAACACGAGTTAAAAGAGTTTACAGTTAAGGTAATCGATAACAATCCGGATGGAGATAACAACGAATAAAATATTTAAGCACCTTGAAAATTCAACAAAGAGAATAACTATCGAGCAAGGTGGCTCACGATCTGGCAAGACTTATAATATATTGATGTGGTTAATATTCAGTTATTCAAATAAGAATAGCGGTAAGACGATAACCATTTGCAGAAAAACATATCCAGCATTGAGAGCCAGTTCGATGAGGGATTTTTTCGATATATTAAAGAAGTACGATCTATATAAAGAGGTAAACCATAACAAGAGCAATTCAGAGTATCTTTTAAACAACAATCTTTTTGAGTTTATATCTTTAGACCAGCCACAAAAAGTAAGGGGACGAAAGAGAGATATGCTATATATAAACGAGGCAAATGAATTATACTTCGAAGACTGGCAACAGTTAATATTAAGAACAACAGATAAGGCAATCCTGGACTACAATCCCTCGGATGAGTTTCATTTCATTTATGAGAAAATAAAACCCAGAGACGATGCCGAATTTTTTATTACTACCTACAGAGACAATCCATTTTTAGATATTGAAACTGTAAACGAAATCGAAAGGTTAAGATTCGTGGATGAGAACTATTGGAAAATTTACGGACTAGGACAAGTCGGCTCAAGTCAAGCATTAATATTCCGTATAAACGAATGCAATAGTATTCCAGCAGAGGCAAAGTTTTTAAGTTATGGAATGGACTTTGGGTTTACGAATGATCCGACAACTTTGGTGGCTATATACCAACAAGGCGATAACATTTATTTAAAAGAGTTATTATACCAAACCGGATTAACAAATAGAGACATAGACGAAAAATTAAAGTTTCATTCAGTAGAGCGAAAGGAAATATTTGCAGACTCAGCAGAGCCAAAATCAATCGAGGAACTTTATAGAATGGGTTGGAATGTTAAACCGGCTACAAAAGGACAAGGGAGCGTTAATATAGGAATCGATATGATGAAACGATACCAGATCCACGTGACTAAAGATTCAGTAAATATGATAAAAGAATTTAGAAACTACAAATGGCAAGAGGATAAAAACGGAAACGTATTGAACACTCCGGTAGATATGTTTAACCACACAATCGATGCAATCCGATATGGCCTATATGATAAGTTAGCTAGACCAAACTACGGGAAGTATGCAGTAAAATAACAATTAAAAATAAATAAGATGCCAATACCAAAAAAAGAAACCGGAGAGAGTACAAGCGAATTTTTAAACCGATGTATGTCGGATGAGAAAATGGTTAGTGAATATCCAGACACAGACCAGAGATATTCTATTTGTGTAGGACAAGTAGAGACTTTGAGAATCGTTAGAAAGAAACTCACAAATAAATAATTCAAACGTTATATACATATGAAATTAATAGTACCGAGTACACTAGAGGAAATCAGTCTCAGCAAATACCAAAGATACTTAAAAGAGTACGAGTATAGCAAGAGCCAAAAAAACCAGGAGACATACTTAGGTTTGAAAATGCTAGAGATATTCTGCGATTTAACAGAGGACCAAGCTAAGCAAATAGATTCAGACTCTGCAAATAAAGTAGTTAGAATATTAGTTGAATTGTTTTCAGTAGAGCAGCCACTTACAGAAAGTTTTAAACTAGGAGGGATTGAGTTCGGTTGGATTCCTAAATTAGATAACTTATCTTTTGGAGAGTTCCTGGATGTAAACAATAATATAGACAACTGGGAGGAGATAGTTACGGCAATGGCAGTTTTATACAGACCAGTAACCGGAAGAGCAAAAGACGGAAAATATTTAATAGAGAAATACGAGGGAGATAAGTACCACGAAATACTAAAAGAGATGCCGTTAAATGTTGTACTCGGGGCAACGGTTTTTTTTTGGAATTTAGGGCTGGATTTAGTGACATCTATCCTGCACTCTTTGGAGTCGGAACTGAGCAAGATGAGTACAGCTCAGAGACTCAGTTTTCAAGAGAATGGGGATGGTTTGCTTCACTCGCTGAACTCGCTAAAAACGACATTACAAGAATTGAAAAGGTTACCAAGTTAAATATGCACTTATGCTTTAAGTTTCTTTCTTATAAGATAGGAAAGGATCAGTTAAGAGCAAAGCAATTAGAAAAAATAAATAGTAGATATGGACGATAAAAAAGGAGTTGAGGCATTGTACAATATTATAGATTCTTTGAATGAGGAACTATTAGACAATCCATTTGTAAATAAGGTAACAGTTGGGAGACTAACTGAAATTGATTTGGCTAAAAATACCATATTCCCTTTGAGCCATATAATGCTAAATTCAATCAGGCATAACGAGAATACTTTATCATTCAATTTAAGCATATTTAACTTAGATATTGTAAACGTATCAAAGGAGGCCGAAATAGGCGTTTACGGGAACGATAATACTATGTACATACTATCTAATCAACTCTATGTTATTAATCGTTTATTAAGCCGTTTAAAGCAGTCTACAATATACAAAGACGGTTGGGAGTTAGAAGGCACTCCTGATAGCGATGTTATAGATAAAGAAATGGAGAATATGTTAACCGGTTACCAAACAGACATAACTATAAACGTACCAAACGATATATCTAAATGTTAAAATTTAATCATTTAATAGATGCTATGAATGCTTTTGGCGATCAGGTTGTCGCAGATGCAAAACAGAATCTTAGAGATAAAAAGAAAGTTGACACCGGGAAGCTAGAAAAAAGCGTAGTTAATAACGGAGTAAAGTTTCACAGAAACAGTATGACTCTAAATATAGGGATGTCAGATTACGGAGCATTCGTTGATAAGGGAGTCAGAGGAGTTGGAGGAGTACGAAAAACTACAAGCACTTTTAAAAGAACAAATAACAAAGGGAAACTTTGGAAACAAAATGGCGGAGATAGTCCGTACAGTTTTAAAGAGGGAAAAAAGCCAAGCGTTAAACATTTTGTTGACTGGAGTAATAAAAGAGGACTGAGTCCATTTGCAGTAAGAGAATCAGTTTACCACCAAGGTATAAAACCAACTTACTTTTTAAAAGATGCCGTAAGTGATAATATAAAACTAGCACCGAAAGAAATTGCAGAGGCATTCGCTTTGGATGTAAGGTCAACAGTAGATTTAATAATAAAATCAAATTTCAAATAAAATGGCAATAAATGTAATACTAGCTAGAAGTCCATATCAAGTTATAATTGATGAGACAGACCAAATAAGTACAAAGGTTGAATTAAGACTATGGAATAAACCAGACTCAAGACCTACAACTCCAACTTACATAATGAGCGAGGGAATTGCATCGGTAACTCAAACAGAAACCAATTATAATATATCGCCATTTATTCTAGAATATATAGACAAATATAATTTAGTTTCGGGTAGATCTAGTACCGTGATCGAAGCAAATAATAATGAGTGGTGCATTGGGGAATATACAAGATATTATACAACAGACGGGACTACTTGGAATAAAATAGATGAGACTGATTTTTGTGCCGTAAATGGATATTCAAAAGTTGAGCGAGGAGTGAATTATGACGTAGCAAAATCAAAAAACTATTTATTATTAGCAAACAAAAATATAAAAGTTTACTGGAGCGATATTGTACCGTATTATAATTTTATTTGTAGAGATACTGCGGACAAGTTTACGGCAAAATGGTATAATAGCAGTAATACATTATTAGCTTCACAAGAATTTTATTCCGGTGCAGATGACTTTTTTAATTATTTTATTCCTTTAGTTTCTGGAGCAAGTGTTAAAATTACTATTACTAGCAATCTTTATGGAGTTATTTACACAGTTAATACGGAGGAGGTTTGCGAGCCTACTTACCCAACTCAAACAATGTGGTTTGTAAATGAGTTCGGAGGATGGAATTACTTTACATTTTTTAAAGCCAGTTATAACTCTATTGATGTAAAAAATAGCGATTACTCTTTAATGCAAAAGCAAGTCAATTATGACTATCAAAGAGGCCAAACAAAGCCGTTTAATATAAATGGAAGTCAAAGTATTAAAGTTAATTCTGGATGGATTACAGAGGACTATTTCGAATGGATTCAGGATATAATGTTAAGCGATACTATATTATATGGATTAGCTGAATTGCCGGTTACAATTAAAACAACAAGTATGCAAAAGAAAACATACATAAAAGACAAAAATATAAACTATACTTTGGAGTTTGACTTTGCGAATAAACTAATAAATAACATCGTATAATGAAATTAAGCGTAGAGGTTTATATTAAGAAAAATACTTTAGTTATAAGCGGTAATATAGCTACAAATAATACCGATCCTTTTGACAAATTATATACTGACTTAAGTACAACTACTGGAGAGTACGTTGGTTATTATGTTAAGATAACTTCTGGAGAAAATGCAAACTCAATTAGTTGGATAACTGGAAATGAATCCGGTACTTTAAACTTACAAACTGGAATATCGACTCAGGTTGGAGATACATTCGAAATATATAGAAGTACTTACGAAAGACTAGATTTATTCAAAGACGAAAAAATTAGCATCACTTCTCAAATTGGGAATGCAAACGACATAGGAAAATTATATACAGATTACACTCAGTCGTTTACTATTCCAGCATCAAAAAATAACAACCAGATTCTTTCGCATTGGTACGAAAGTAGTGTCGATAATGGATTTGATCATAGGATGAGATACGATGCTTTTATCGAGGTTAATACGCACAGATTTAAAGACGGAACTATTCAATTAGAGAAAGCAGACAAAAAGAATGGGTTTATAGAAAGTTACACAGTTACGTTTTATGGCAATCTAGTACAATTAAAAGACATTATAAAAGATGCTAAATTGCAGAGTTTAAATTTTACTAGTTTTAACCACGATTATAACAGTTCTGCAGTTATTAATAGAGTGCAAACTTCATTTGCATATAACATTAGATACCCATTAATAGGAAACGCAAATAAATATAGCTACCAAGACGGAAGTCCAACAGATATAACTACAACAACTGGAGCGATAAAATGGAATGATTTATTTCCAGCTATAACAGTACAAAATATATTTTCAAGAATCCAAAGTGAATATGGAATTACATTTACTGGAAGCTTTTTTGATTTAGATCAGTGGAAAAACTTGTACTTATATTTAAAGCCAAGTTTAGCTATGAGCTATAATTCAGAGCCACAACAATTAAATTTTACTTCTATAACAACCACTAGTCCTTATTTAGCATTCCCGGAGTTAAGTTTAGAAAGTGATATTTTAACAACAAATTGGAATTTTGGAAGCACAACTGGAAACTCACAATATTTTAAAATAATCATAACGGTAACTCCGGTATCAACTACAATTCCTTATGTTTTATATACTTATAAAGACGGAGTTTTATTGTCAACTATTACAAAAACTGGAGTACAAAATATAGAAGTTGATAGAGTTAGGAGGAGAGACGATCCAACTTCAAACCATAGATATACTTTCAAATTAGCAACAACTGCAAGTCCTTTTACTTATACAGCAAATTTAAATTATATTAGAGCGTATTGGGATTATGCCGCAGGAGGTTGGCAATATTTACTTTCAAAAGCAAATACAAGTTCAATTACTGCAAATGCATTTATAAATATAGGTAGTTATATGCCAGACATTAAAATAGTAGATTTTTTAACTGGTATAATAAAAGCATTTAATTTAATGATTGTACCTAGACCGAATAATACTTATGAGTTTTTGCCACTTGAAATGTATTATAATGCTGGTAAGATTTTAGACATTACAGAGTACACTTACGAAAATGAAATGAGTATAAATAAGCCAAAGTTATTCAAGAGTATTAACTTTACTTATGAGGAAAGTAAAAACGTCTTAAATGAGAAGTATAAAGGTTTATATCAACAAAGTTATGGAGATTTAATTTATACTTCGGATAGAATTACAGAGAACTCTACATATGAGATTAAATTACCTTTTGAGAATGTATTATTTGAAGTTCCAACTCAAGGAAAATTATTTCAAACCGCCTCTTTAATTGACAAAGATTTAAAACCATACGTACCAAAACCTATGCTTATTTACTGGAATAAATTAGTAACTCCATTAACTGGAAGCGACAGAATTTATATTACTAATACAAGTGGAAGCCCGACATTAATGGCTAACTATAATCGTTTCTCGAATGAATACGATAGTATGCCAACAGATATAACTCATTCGCAGTTAATGACAATGAATTTTAGCAATGAGCAGTCAAGTTGGCTTAATGAATTAGCACCTCAGGGACTTTATTATAGACATTACAAAAACTATATTGATAATCTATATAATATAAAAACTAGATTAGTAAAAGTAAAAGCATTACTTCCGGCAAGTCTGTTAGGAAGTACTGTTACAAATGGAGCTGGTATTCCTTTGGGAATTGCTTTAAATGATAGGTTAGTTATTCGAAATAAAAGATATATTATAAACTCTTTTACAAGTGATTTAACAACTGGAGAAACTGATCTAGAACTTCTCACAGATTACAGAGGAGTAAATGCAGCGAGTACAGTTGGATTCAGAATTTCGAGTATGGAAAATATACAAACAGACAACCAGGCATTAACTTTTGATTTAAGACTATACTTGAATGATTACGATTCCTTTAATGTAAAATCACCAACTGGATTTATGACTTATGCTAATCCAAGTAATAATAAAAATGACATAACATTAACTGTTACAATTCCAGCAAATGCAACTGGATTGGATAGATACGATACAATAGTATTGGATTATAGAATAGGAGGAGTAACTAAAAAACTTGAAAATATATTCGTAACACAAACTGCATAATGATAGAGCAAATATTAAATTTACTGAAAGAGTCAAATCACTACGGACAGAGTGAACTGATAGAAATAGCAAAGGGAAAAAACAAACACCCAGAAACCTGGATAGAGGCATTTAAACAACATAAAAGACTATTGAAATGGCACAAGAAATAGACATTAATTTAAACGTAAATGCAGAACAAGCAGACAAGTCTCTCGGTAGTTTAAAGAGTCAGTTAAGAGAAGCACAACAAGACGTACAAAAGTTAGCCGATAAGTTTGGAGCAACGTCAAAAGAAGCAATAGAGGCATCAAAAAGAGCAGCAGAACTAAAAGATAGAATAGGCGATGCTAAAAATTTAACAGAGGCATTTAATCCAGATGCTAAATTCAAGTCTTTAAGTGCATCTCTTTCGGGAGTGGCCGGAGGATTCGCTGCCTATCAAGGTGCTATGGGATTGGTTGGAGTTGAGTCTAAAGATTTAGAGAAACAACTTTTAAAAGTTCAGTCTGCTATGGCTATTGCTCAAGGTCTTCAAGCACTAGGAGAGGCCAAAGATAGTTTTAAGGTATTAAAGGCAGTTGCTATTGATGCGTTTAACGGAATAAAAACTGCAATAGGTAGTACTGGAATAGGTTTATTAGTTGTAGCTGCCGGTGCTTTATATGCTTATTGGGACGATATTAAAGCAGCAGTAAGTGGAGTAAGCGAAGAGCAAAAGAAACTTAACGCAGAAAGCAAGAAAAATCTAGAGCAAGAACAAGAAAAATTAAAAGCTATCGGTAGTCAAGATGAAATTTTAAAACTTCAAGGCAAAAGCGAAAGTGAAATTTTAAAAATGAAAATTGCTCAAACTGATGAAACGATTGCCGCTGCTAAAGTTGACTTAAAAAGAATTGAGACTACTAATGAAGAACAACAAAAAGCAGTTGAATTAAACTATCAATACTTAAAATCTTTTATAGATTTTATATCTATTCCTCAAAGACTATTATTTGAAAATGGTGCAAAAGCTATAAATAAAGTTATTGATTTAATTAATAAAATTCCCGGAGTTGAAATTAAAGCAAGGATAGATGAAAAGTTTGCAGAGCAGTCTGCCGACTATATAACTAAATTAGGATTTGATCCAGCCAAAACAAAAGCAGAAGGCAAAAAAACAGTAGATGCAGCTAAATTATATTTAGATGAATTAGCTAATAACAGAGCTGGTTTTCAAAATCAAATAAATGCTATTGATAAAAAAGCAGCAGAGGATGCTCAACTTACAGAAGAGGAAAAAAAGAAAAAATTAAAAGAGTTAAGCGACAAATATAACGAGACTTTAGGAGGAGATACTCCAGAAGCAATCGATACAACTGGACTAGAAAACAAAGCAGCTACAGACGCACAATTCAAAGAGGATGAGTTAAACAGAGAAGCATTGCATCAAATGCAAATAACTCAAATACAATTCGATAGTATAACTGAAAGAGAGGAAAGAGAGGAAGCAGCAAGACAAAGAAAAATCGAAGCATTCAAAGCCACAACAGAAGCAGTTGGAAGTATAGCTCAGAGTGGGGAGCAGTTATTATCCGCTATTCAATCAACTGGATTAGCAAGAGGCAAAGCGGGTCAAGCAGCTATGAAAGCACTTGCGTTAGTTCAGATTGGTGCTGATAGTGCAATAGCATTTTCAAAAATGTTACAAGGAACTGAAAGTAGTGCAGCCGGGGCAGCATCAGTAGCTGGACCAGCAGCACCAGCAGTTTATACGGCAACTAAAATAGCTTTTTATGCAAGTGGAACTGCTACAATTTTAGCAAATATAGCTAGAGCAAAAGCTTTATTATCAGGTGGAGGCGGTGGAGGAGGAGGAGCTTCTGCCGGAGGAGGAGGAGTGCCAGCAGCAGCACCAAGTTTTAACATAGTTGGACCAAGTGGAGCGAATCAAATAGCTGAAAGCATATCCGGTAAAGATACACAACCACTCAAAGCATTCGTAGTTGGTGGGGATGTAAGTACTCAACAAGCTTTAAACAGAGGGATAGTTCAAAATGCTACTCTAGGATAAAATACAAATTAAAAATTAAACACGTTATAAGGATATGAAACTAATCGAATTAATTATTGACGAGGAAATGGAGTTATCAGGTATTGATGCAATCAGTATCGTAGAAAACCCAGCCATAGAGGAGGATTTTATCGCTTTAAAAACAGAGCAAAAAGAGTACAAGTTTGCCGAAGTAGACAAAGAGAAAAAAATCATAATGGGTGCTATGTTAGTACCTGACAAACCTATCTACAGAAGAGACGAAAACGAGGGAGAGTATTACATTTATTTCAGTAAAGATACTATTCGTAAATGTATGGAGTTATTCTTTCAAAATGGCAATCAGTCAAACGCTACGTTTGAGCATATGGAAGCTATAACTGGATTGACTATGGTTGAGTCCTGGATAGTAGAGGATACAGATAAAGACAAATCAAAACTTTATGAATTGAATGTCCCGGTAGGAACTTGGATGGGTACAATTAAAGTTTCAAACGATGTGATCTGGAATGACTTTATTAAAACTGGTAAGGTTAAGGGATTCAGTATTGAGGGATATTTTGCAGACAAAGCAAAGACTCCACTTTCAAAAGTTGACGATACAGAAGACGAAATATTGGCCGGATTAGATTTATTAGAACTTCAAACGCTTTTAAATTATGGCAAATAAAGACTTTAAAACACCAAGCCGAACAAGTCCTAAAACTAATAAAAGAGGATGTTTGTGTCCTGATAATAAATACTCCAGAAAATGCTGCGATGGATCACTACAAGCTCAAGGCATAGGGAATATTTATAGAAAGGTATAACGAAAATGCAAAAAAAAATATCAGTTCGTTATATGTTTAAGAATTAATAAATTATAAATATGAAAAACACAGAAATTTTATCTCGCATCAATGCGTTACTTCGCAGAAATGTGAAGCTAGAGCAACAGACTCTTGATAATGGTACTGTAATTGAAGCCGATAGCTTCGAGGTAGGGATGCCTATTTTTGCTATTGACGGAGAGAACAAAGAGCCGTTAGAAATTGGGACTTATCTTTTAGCTGACGGTACTACTTTGGAGGTTTACGAAATTGGAATGATTGGAGAATTAGCTTCACCGGCTGCAGAAGTTGGAGAAACTGAAATGTCAGCAGAGCCAGAAGAGGAAATCACAGAGGAAGCTCCAGCAGAAGAGGAAGCACCAGAAACAGAAGTGGAACTAGAGGCAGTTCCGGCAACTTTGGAGGAAATCCTTACTAAAGTAATGGAATCACTACAACCAAAAATGGACGAACTACAAGCTAAAATTGATGCTTGTATGGGTGGCCAAATGGAAATGAAAGAAACTCTTTCTAGTGTATCTAAAAAAGCAACAGTACACAAACCAGCAGACTCAAAAGTAAATTTAGGGAAAGCAAACACAGGAAAAAACATCTCTAATACAGAGGCAAGAATAATGGCAGCATTGTCGAACTAATTAATTAAAAATAAAACTTAAAAAAATAACAAGAAATGGCTAATCAACCAACAATTACATCAAACTACGCTGGCGAATTTGCTGGTAAATATATCGCTGCTGCGGTATTAAGTGCGAATACAATCGCTAACAATGGAGTAACAGTTATTCCAAATGTGAAATTTAAAACTAACGTAAAAAAAGCAGTTATCTCTGGCTTAGTAGCAGATGCTACTTGCGACTTTACAGATGCTGGAACTGTTACTTTATCTGACAAAGTTTTAACAGTAGCAGAAAAACAAGTAAACTTACAACTTTGTAAAACTCCATTCGAGCAAGATTGGGAAGCAGCTTCTATGGGCTACTCAAGCTTTGATGTTTTACCAGCAACTTTCTCAGATTTCTTTATCGCTAAAGTATTGAAAGATATCGCTATCGATACAGAAACTTTCTTATGGAATGCTACAAACGGACTTGGAAAATTATTGAAAACAGACGGAGCAGTAGTAATCGGAACTCCTTTGACAATTACCTCATCAAACGTAATCGCTGAGATGGGCCGAGTAGTTGACGGAATACCAGCAGCATTATACGGAACAGAAGACTTAAGAATATTTGTATCTCAAAACGTAGCTAAAGCATACGTAAGAGCATTGGGAGGTTTCTCAGTAGCTGCTACTTCAAACGCTGGTGTTAACGCTGCAGGTACAACTTGGTATAACGGTCAAGAATTAACTTTTGACGGAGTTACTATTTTCGTTGCAAATGGTTTGCCAGCTAACACAATGGTAGCTTCTCAAATCTCAAACTTATTCGTAGGATTTGGATTGGCTGACGATGCAAACGTTGTTAAAACGATTGATATGGCTGATATCGACGGAAGCAAAAATGTAAGATTTATTGCTCGTTTCTCTAGAGGTATCCAGGTAGGTATCGGAGCAGATGCGGTTACTTACGGAATAGCATAATTAAATTAAATGCCTCTCTGAAATATGGGAGGCTATTTATTAACTTTTAAATAAAAAAAATATGAGTACTTGCTTAATGGCTACTGGCCGTAAGTTACCTTGCAAAGATGTAGTAGGTGGTATCAAAACAGTATATTTCGCTGACTATGGTACACTAGGAACTTTGACAATAACTGCCGGAACATTAACTGCGGTTAGTGGAGCTGGAACAAACTGGTATAAATACGAAGTAAAGGGAGGAAATAATTTAGAGCAAACTATCACTTCAAGTGATGAGAATGGTACTACATTTTATGGCCAAACAGTTACTGCGGTATTAACAAAAATGGATGTGGCTACACAAGTAGAATTACAGAAAATGATTTCACAAAGACCTCACGTTTTTGTAGAGGATAATAACGGAAATTATTTTGCAGTAGGTTTGACAAGAGGATGTAACGTAAACGGCAAAGTTTCAACTGGAACTGCGTTAGGCGATATGAACGGATACACTTTGACAATTACTGCCGAAGAGCCAATCCTTGCACCTTTTGTGACTGGATCAGTTGTTACTTCGCATACTTCTGCTACACAGATAACACCATAAGAAAAAGCGTAATCGATAGGTTTTCTATGGTACAAAGGGAGTGATTAGTTTCACTCCTTTTTTTATTTACAAAAAAAAATAAATTTACGTTATATAACTATGACAGTAGTAAACCAAGATAACGCATCTCAAAGATTTATAACAATCCCTAGAAACTACATAGAGGGGGAAAGTTTAACATTAAAAGTCAGAGACGAGCAAACAAATTCAGTTTTTACTTTTACGCCAAGTAACGTATATCCGAATGTTTTTGATTTGGTTTATATTGATGCTGAATTAACTTGTTTATATGAGGGAGGATTCTTTGAATTAAGCGTCTTAAATGCTTCGAGTGATGTCTTATATAAGGACAGACTATTTTCGACCAACCAGAGTGCTACAAATTACTCTATAAACAATGGTAATTTTATTACCTTGAATACAAATAACAACGATTATATCGTAATCCAATAATATGAGAAAAAAAGCAGAAGTTAAACCTAAAAATACCGGGATTGGAATTGTCAATTTAGCGACATATACAAGTCCTAGAATTATCGAAGTAAGAAACCAGGAATGGGTATCTTATGGAGACGATAATAATTACTTTGGATACATTCAAGACCGTATAAATGGAAGTCCTACAAACAACGCTATTGTAAACGGAATCAGTCAAATGATATTCGGGCAAGGATTGGATGCTATGGACGCTCAAATTAAACCGGAAGACTATGCTCAGGCGATGTTATTATTTGATGACGATACAACCGAGAGACTTTGTTATGATTTGAAAGCTATGGGGCAGTGTGCTATCCAGGTAGTATACTCAATAGACAGAACTCGTATAGTTGAGTGTAACCATTGGCCGGTTGAAACTTTAAGATCTGGAAAATGTAACGAAGAGGGAGAGATAGAATTTTATTTTTATGCAGACGATTGGACGAAAGTAAGCAGACAGAATCCTCCGACTCCGATTCCAGCATTTGGGACAAGTAATGAGAGCGAAGAGATACTTTATATTAAACCTTATAAAACTGGATTCTATTACTACTCGCCACCAGATTGGCAAGGAGGTTTGCAGTACTGCGAACTAGAAGAGGAAATAAGCAACTACCATTTAAATAATATAATGAATGGCCTTGCTCCTAGTATGCTTATAAACTTCAACAATGGAACTCCGACAGAGGATGAGCAAAGAGATATCGAAAGAGCAATAACTCAAAAATTCTCCGGTACTTCAAACGCTGGGAGGTTTATACTTTCTTTTAATGATTCAAATGACTACGGAGCAACTATAACTCCGGTACAGTTAAGCGATGCTCATAATCAATACCAATTTTTAAGTGACGAAAGTATGCGTAAAATAATGGTATCGCATAGAGTTATTAGTCCTTTACTTTTGGGTATTAAAGATAACACCGGATTCGGTAACAATGCAGACGAATTACAGACGGCAACTATATTAATGCAGAATACAGTAATAAAACCATTCCAAAACTTACTTATAAAAGAGTTTGACAATATACTAGCGTATAACGGAATTAATTTAGATCTATTCTTTAAAACTTTACAGCCACTTGATGCAGTAAATGACTTAACTATTACTGAAAAATCAAACACAATTATAGACGGAATTAACTCTTTAAGTCCTTTGGTAGCAAATAAAGTACTTGAGTCTATGACTGCAGACGAAATACGCTCTCTAGTAGGTTTAAAAGCAGCAATCCCTCAGGCAATACCTCAGCAAACTTTAAGCGATGAGCACGAATGTTTTGATATTAACTCTTTCGAGGGAGAAGTAGTCTCAAATGAGTGGGAGTTAGTAGATAAAAGAGAGTTTGACGACAATAATTCAAGCATCGAAGACTGGGCAAAGCAACATATAACTCCAAAAAAAGACACAAAACTAGGAGGATTTATAAAAAGTAGTCCTAGCAAACAAAGTTATTTGGATAAAGATATTTATAAAGTACGTTATGAGTATGCAGAAAAATACAATAGTACAAACTCTAGAGAGTTCTGCGTAAATATGATGTCTAGAACAAATAGCGGAGTAGTATATAGAAAGGAAGACATTGACGAGGCAAGTTTTCAAGGAGTAAATAATGAGTTCGGACACAAGGGCGAAAATTACTCTCTATTTAGATTCAAGGGCGGTGTTAATTGTGGCCATTTTTGGAATGAGAATCTTTACAGATTAAAAACTAAAACAGACGGAACACCTTACGCAGACAAATCTTTAGCATCTAGCGAAGAGGTTGCAAGTATAGAGGGATACAATCCAACTCCAGCCGGTTTAATTGATTCTAAAATTGCTCCGATAGATATGCCAAATAACGGACATCACCCAAATTATAAAGGATAATAAATGGCTACAACTTTATTCATAACACAGACAGACCTAAAAGCAAATACTATCCTAAATGGAAACGTTGATGCTGATTTGTTTATGCAGTTTATTAAGATTGCACAACAGATGCACGTACAAAATTATTTAGGTACTCAACTTTATAACACGATCACAACTAAAATAAATACTTCGACATTAAGTGGAGATTATTTAAACTTGGTTAAGGATTACGTACAACCGATGCTTATTCATTTTGCAATGATTGATTACTTACCATTCGCAAACTATCAAATAAGAAACGGAGGAGTATTTAAGCATCGCTCTGAGAACTCAGAAACTCCAAGCAAAGAAGAGTTAGATATCTTAGTACAAAAGCATAGAACATTTGCAGACTTTTATGCTACTAGATTTATAGATTATATGGGTATAAATGCAGCATCTAAATTCCCGGAGTATTGGACTAATAGAGATAGCGATATGTATCCTGATCAAAAAGCTAATCCTTGTAATTGGGTATTATGAAAGAGCCAAAAAATAAGTTTATCGCATATAAGATAAAAAAAGAAAACTTACAGAAAGTTAAGCAATACTTAAGTAAATTAAATAAAACGAAATGAGTTATAATTTTACACATATAAAGGGAGATACATTTGACCAAGTACCATTTGCTATACTTTTAAATAATGTTGCTATCAATTTAACTGGAGCAGTTATTAGAATGCAGTTAAGAAGCGAATGCGGAGGTCTGGTTGCATTATCTTTGACTTCGGTAGCAAATGCTGGTATAACAATTACTAATGCTGCTGGAGGCTTATTTAAGATCAACAAACAAATTATTGATATTGCTGCCGGGAATTACTCTTATGACTTAGAGATTAAGTTTGCAGACAATACAGTAAAGACTTGGTTAAGTGGAGAATTTTTAATTGAATGTGATATAACTCGATAAAATGGCAGAGATAATAGATTTAAATATATATCCTACTATTGAGACGGTTGATGTAACTATTGAAACAATTATAGATAACGTTTCTGTAATAATTGAACCTACAAACAACCCAGTCAATCTAAACATCACTCCAAACTTAATAACTATAAATGTTAATAGAGTAACGGGAGGAGGAGCAGTTAGTTCAGTAAACACTCAAACTGGAGACGTAGTTTTAGACCAAGACGACATCCTTGACGGAACTACTTACAAGCAATATTCACTAACTGAAAAAAACAAACTTGCGGGAATAGCTGCCGGAGCTGAGGTTAATGTAAATGCTGATTGGAATGCTACGAGTGGTGATGCTCAAATATTAAACAAACCAAGTTTAGCAACTGTTGCCACAAGTGGAAGTTATACAGATTTAACAAACAAACCTACTATTCCAGCTGCTCAAATTCAATCAGATTGGACACAAGCTAATACAAGTGCTTTAGATTATATTAAAAACAAACCTACTATTCCAAGTGCTGGAGTTACTTCAGTAGGATTAACTATGCCCTCTGCATTTAGTGTAACAAATAGTCCTATAACTTCAAATGGCGATATAGCTGTAACTGGGGCTGGTTTAGTTTCGCAATATGTTAGAGGTGATGGAACATTAGCTAATTTTCCAGCATCAACAGGGGGAGGGGCTTCTGTTTCTTATTATTTAAATGGCAGTGTATCTCAGGGCACAATAGGTGGGGTTGCATTTAGAGAAATGGACAGAACGCCAATATTAGGTGCTGGTACTGATTTTACTATAAATGCAAATGGATATATTCAATCATTTATTACAGATGCAAATGTTCCTAATCAATTAGAAATACCAGCGGGAAATTGGAACTTTGAAACTTATTTTAGTGCTTCAAGTGGTGGTGGTTCACCATCATTTTATGTTGAATTATACAAATGGAATGGCACTACATTATCTTTGATTGCAAGTAATTCAGCAACTCCCGAAGGTATTACAAATGGAACGGCAATAGATGCGTATTTTAGTGCTTTAGCAGTACCACAAACAACGTTATTAGCAACAGATAGGTTAGCAATTAGAATATATGTTACTCATAGTGGTAGAACTATTACACTTCATACAGAGAACAGTCATCTTTGCCAAGTTATAACTACATTTACAACAGGATTAACTGCATTAAATGGCTTAACACAACAAGTACAAAATTTAGCAGTAGGAACAAGTGGAACTGATTTTGCAATTAGTTCAGCAAGTGCAACACATACATTTAATTTACCATCTGCAAGCGCAACAGCAAGAGGTGTTATAACAACAAGCGATCAAACAATAGCGGGAGCTAAAACATTCTCTACGGCTCCAATATTAAGTTCTCTTACAGCATCTCAATTATTAGCGTTAGATGGCAGCGGAAACATACAGTCATTAGCAACTGCAACATACCCAAGTCTTACAGAATTAAGTTATGTTAAGGGAGTTACTTCTGCTATTCAAACGCAAATAAATGGTAAAGTAACACAAAACACTTGGGTAGATTATTCTGCAACTTCAACTATTGTAGGATGGAGTTCTTTTACTATTAAAAATATTAGATATTATGTAGTTGGTAAAATTATAACTGTTTTTTACCAATTTGCTGGAACATCAAACTCTACAACAACAACTTTAACACTACCATTTGCTAATGCTGGTACTAATGTTTTTTATCCCAATGCCTATACAAATAATGGGGTTAGTGGTGTTGCAGCAGGAAGAACAAGATTTTTAACTAGTGATAGCTTTGCTACAATGGCAATAAATTGGGCAAATGTGGATTTTTCTGCTATTGGAACTAAAACTTGTTCTGGAACTATAATTTACGAAATAGCTTAAATATGGAATATACATTAATAAATACAGATTTAACTTGTGGTGGTATTGTAGGTACAGAGCCAACACATAATAACTGGACTTTAACACCATATTTAGGTGGTTTAGTAAAAGAAAATTGGAATGGCACTGCTTGGATTGAAGCAGCAACACCAGAAGAAATTGAACAAGCGTTTAAAGATGCAACGCCTAATGAAATTCAACTCTGGAGATTAAGAACTATTTTAAAGTTAAACAATTTAGAAACTACAATAGAAAGTGCATTAAACCAATTAGAAGAGCCAACACAAACTGCTGCTAAAAATGTTTGGAATTATGGAACAACAGTATTAAGATAT